AAAAAAGCCTCGTCTTCAGTGTTGACAACAACTTTCATTCCCGCAATTTCTGACATTCTTTCTGATTGAATGTTATCAGCATCAATACAATTAGATTTGATTTCTAATAATATCTGTTCTTTTTTACTCATCTTTACCTACCTTTTTAAATAGCCAGAATACCTAATAAAAGATATTCGAATTAATTGGCTAGATTTTACTAAATTATTGATAAATTTTAAATAAAAAAAACCCCGCAAAAAGCGGGGCTATTTAAAGTATTTATAGATATTTGATTAGTGAGATTGCTTCCACTCCATATCTTGTCTATTGAAGTATGCTCCAGAAACAACTTTTAAAACATCATCAATTTTAGTATTGGTCTTGGGATGTTCCTTGTTTAAGATTTTTACCACTTCAATTAACTTAGTGATAAGCTCCGCAAAGTTTTTCGCATCTAGTAAAAAATTAGCGGGGTCGCTTACATCAGCCCCACTGTTAGCAAAATCAGCTTCTAAAATATTTTTTACTATTTGCTGAGGGTCTTTTGTCTTGAACCAATTAAAAGTATTATTCATTTCTGAAAAAATACTATTAACTGTTTTAGCGGTTGCCCCATTTTGAGAAGCTTCGCTTTCTGAAGCATCACCACTTGAAGAAGAAGAGCCTACTACTTCATCCTTTATTTTGGTTTTGAATTTACCTAATATTTCATTTGAGTAAATTCGCTCCATTGCATCCCCCGAAACATTTACTTCTCTATCGGGGTTGGGGTTAGGTATCCACTCGGGTTTATTGTCTTTATACATTTTCACCTCGGGATTGATATTGATATCCTTAGTAAAAACTTGAAGCTTACCTTTATTATTTTTCTTAATAGTAAAGATATCTTTCTTATGTAATAAGACTGTACCTACTTTTGACACTCGAGCCAATAAAGAGTTCCAGCTATCCTTTTGAGATTTTCCGTACTGTAAATATCCGCCTTTATCAGTTTCTTTAATGGATAATCTCAACTCTTTCATCCCCGCTTTTCTTAACGTATCTAAGTTATTAACGGGATTTACTTTTCTGATTTTCTCTAATCTTGAAGAAAATCTTTGAGCCATTGTTATGACCTTGTCACCGCTTTTAACTTTCTCTAAGTCAGAAACGCTTTGAGTAATGTCATTTAATTGCTCCGAAAAGTATTTCTTATCAATTAAGCTTTTATCATCAAGCTTAATTCTTACGTCATTTAAGTAAGCCTCATTGAGTTTAAAATCATTTAATTCAATAAACAATTCTGAGTTCTTACTTTCTTTTTTAGCCGTAGCTTTTTTAGTTTTTGTCATAACATATATTCCTTTTCTATATATATTGTTAATTCCATTTCTTTATATAGATAAATTAAATTTATGTCAAATAATTCTATCGGCGGTAGAAAAAATAAGTGTTGACTATTTAATATTTTTCTGAGTGAAAATTTACATATGAAAAGCGTTGATATATAATGATATTAGAAAGTAGGTAATTACAAATGAAAAGAGCAATAACATATTTATCATTTATATTTTATCTATTGTTAGGAATAGTTAACTTAATAATGGGTCTATATCTGATAAATGCATATATGAGTTCCGATATATTCAGTATTACATTTAGTATTGTGGGAACATGTTTATTAATGGGGGCTATCTGTTGTTTTTACATTGTTAAAAATATCGGCGGTAGATTAAAACATGAGTGATTATACAATAGCATGTAATGAAAAAGTAAATCCTTTTTACTATATCTTACGACCCAATACTAGTGACGCTCAGCGAATTTTAACTAAACATATCGGCGGTAGTTTTCACTCCATGGGCAATAGAATATATGCTATAGAACAGAAAACTATGGTTAGTTTTATGGGTCAAATTAAAACCCATAATTTAAAAGTAAACTTTCTACGAATAGAAAGCCAAAGGAAGGAAAAAATAAATGACGCTTAATAAATATATTGACGATAAGCAAATAGATATGGTGGCTAAAATAGAAAATGTAGTCAATAAACTAATTGCTGATAACAAGTACAATGTATTTGAAAAACAGATAGATGCATTGATAGATTTAAAAATTGATTTCAATACGTTTATAAAAGTTATTCAATCAGAAATAAGAAAGAGTAATAAGACATGATTACTTTAATTATCTCATTGAATATACTAACTTTATTAATAGTTTGTTTTATTGCATTAATGGTATGGATTATCGGTGATAGACAAGCCAAAATACATAAGGATAAATTAAAATGAATAGATTGTATAGGCTATCAATTACTACGGGAACGGAACAAGGAACTTGTATTATTTCTGACGAAATGCTCGGAAAAGATATTTACTTCGCTGAGTTCCAAGAATATGAAGACGCTTGTAATTTTTTAGATAGGTGTTTTAAACAAATTGGTGTAGGAAGAAATTATAATTACTACACCAGAAAAGAAAGTAATAAACTTTTAAAATTAAGGAAGGAAAAATAAATGAATACGAGTAAAGAAACAGTAGAATACATCATCAAATTTAATAAAAGTTTGTATGATAAACTAAACAAAAATGGAATTGACGATAGCGATTATCCATTTGCTAAAAGAATAGTAGTCGAAAAAGTTGACATCGGGAGTAAAAAAGAATAGTCTTTAGATAGTTAATCCAAATAACTATCTTTTTTACATAACCCTCCTTACCCTCATCGCCCCTGGCGGTGGGGGTTTTTTTATTTAGCGATTAGTTCTGTTTTTAAAATAACAATACGCCCATTCTCTATCATCTGATTTGTATTCATTTTCAATAAATCGCTTGATGCTATCCTCATTAGATTTATCAATATTATAAAAGCAACCAAGTATAGAGTTAAGTTTTTGAATAATATTTTTAACATACATAATATATCCTCCTATTAGTATAGATATTATACTAGGCAATAACCTATCGGACTATTGCTAAGATAACACAACAGGCTTGATTGACATACAAATCTATCGGATATAAAATAAAAATATGAATACAAAAGAAACGATAGGTTTTAAAGTTAATTGGTATTACTGCGGGTGTTATACAATAAATGCTAGTGGTAAGAAAATAATGTTAAAATCGAATGTGGATTATAGCAAAGAACACCCTAAGCATAGTCCAAAATGTATGTATAAAGAAACAAAAGCATAAATATCGGAGGTAGAAATGAAATCATACTATTATGTAGGGTACGGAAAAGACAATCATGGGATTGTTTCAGCCATTGACTCTTGGAAAAGATTAAATGGTGGTAAAAGACTCTCTAAGAGTCAATTAAAACTATTACAAATGAAATTATATAAGGTGGTAAAAAATGCAAGATGATGAAGTATTGAGTCAAAGACTATTAGAAGTAGATAGCAAGGCAAGAGAAGAATTAAATAAAATATTAGTGGCTCTTAATAAAGCGTCAGCTAAGGCTGATAAGGAAGAGTTCCAGAAACACTATGATATATTACTATCGTATTTAGTATTTAAGTTATTAAATATAGAACCTAATTAATGAAATATATTTTATATCAATTCGAAGGTAAATATGAAGGTAATCATTGGAATCCTAGGGCTATAAGATATATGGAAAGATTACCAAATAAAAAGGTAATGCTATTTAATTCTAGGAAGGAAGCTTTAAAGTTCTTAGCTAATTATAGAGGCCCGGGTGTTCACTATGATATAGAAGAATATAAAGGTAAACCCGCTAATGCTCAAACGTATACTTCCTATTATGGTAGTGAACTATTAAAGGGGGTAGTGTCCCCCGCACAGGCATAATGTTCATATCATGGATTTAAACTTATGTAAAATTTGCGAACCATTGACATATGGTCGCACCTAGAATATACTATAATTATGGGAAAAAGCACTAAGGTATCTGAGATTGAATTAATTAATCAATCAATAGGTTGCTCTATGGTAGCTCCCATATTCAGTTCGATGACACTGCGAGACTGCAGATGCTCCTAAGTTCATCATCTATCGGCGGTAGAAAAATATCTCCGCAAAAGTTATTCAAAACTATCGCCGATACAAACAGAAAAGAGGTAATATGTTAATACAACAAACTACTACGAGAAGGAGAATCGATATGGTGCAAGGATTTACAATCACTTCAAAGAACTTGGAAAAGGGGGATATTATTCTTACGAAGCCAAGAAAAAATGTATCCTCGGTATTGCCAAACTGTAAGATAAAAATTGTAGATGGCTATAAGAACCGAGATATACGAATGTGTGATGTACCTATCATGTATGACGAAGAAAATAGAGAGTTTGGCTCTGTTTTAGTATCCGATATGTACGCAGTTAAGCGTGATAATGTCTGGATACCTATTCATCATGATAATAAATAGAACCCGATTTAAGGCAAATGTCTTTGGGGTCAAGAACTATCCCTATCAAATCATCAAACCTAGCACCAATGTGAAGCTAGGAAAATGGGTTAGTAAGGGAAGACACGCTAACAAGCGTATCTATACAGTCACGCTAGAAGAACGAGCTACCTGTCCCAAAACTTGCAAACATTGGTATGATTGCTACGGGAATACAATGCCATTTGCTCATCGTTTTAAATATGACAGCTACCTTATCAAACGCATGGATAAGGAACTATCCTATCTTAATACGAGAAAGTATGGTGTTTTAATTAGGCTTCATGTCTTGGGAGATTTCCCCGACCTGAAGTATGTTGAGCATTGGGATGAATGGCTTGACAAATACAAGAACATATCCTGTTATGGATATACTGCTCATTCACCAAAAGAATCTATCGGCGGTAGAATTGCACTGATGAATGAGAATAGGTGGGATAGGTGGTCAATTAGATTTTCCAACTATCCTCGATACAAACTATCTGCTAATTCAGATACGATATCTAAGAATGGTATCACTTGCCCTGAACAAGCAGGTCAGACGAAAAGCTGTGGCACTTGTGGATTGTGTTGGAATAAAACATCAAAGCCAATATTATTCATGACCCATAGTTATGATTTAAGAAAGGGAAACAATGCAAATCATAAACCAACCAATTAAAAATGCTATCAAGGATGCAGTCGGTCAAGGTTTCTTTTACTGCGGTTTTGTAAAGAAATCTACAGGCACATTTAGAGAAGGCATTTTTAAGTTTGATGTAAAACAATACAAGTCGATTGTTGACGGTGAGATGAAAACTATCGGCGATAGACCCTCACCTATAACAGTTAATGACCAAGGAATGTGTTTGAAAGAGTTTTATAACAAGAAATATCTAGCTCATCAGAAACATCCTCATGACTTTACATCCGTAAGGTACGACAGTATAAAACTGCTGAAGTTCAAAAAGAAAATGTACACAGTCAAGTTCATAGATGAAGTAGGATACAGACTAATGATGCTAGAAAAGATACCTAGTAAGTTAGAAGAAACAGTCAAGCTTCTCTATCGTGTTGATGAGTTTGACTTCACCATAGGAAACTTACCACAACAAAGGAGACATTAATGGATAAGAAACCATACTTGCAAGATGAATTTAAAAAAGATGCATTTGTTTTGCTAAAAAAATATCAATATAAAAAAGAAAATCTAGAATGGTGGAAAGATTTAAGAGTCCATAGTCTTTTAAATCAGATATATGATATATTACACCATGCTAAAAACAAAGGAGAAGTTAATGGATAAGAAACCCAAGGCTATTGACGCTACAATAGAAATACTAAATAGCAAGGCTTTTACTAATATTCTTTCAAAAGAAACATCAGAGTCTTTTAAAAGCTTAGTAAAGAAAGTCCATGAGGAAGCCTATAACCAAGGCTTTCAAGATGGTGGCAACATGAGTAATCAAATATTCTCAAAGGTGTGTGATACTCTTGCCCGGAATTAATTTAGATTACATCAATATAGATGAAGGGGGCAGTCTTCGATTGGACTGCCCTTTGTGTTTAAATAGAAATACTTTATCTATCAAAAAGATAGATGGAAAAGTATTGTGGAATTGTTTTCATGTTTCTTGTGATTATAAAGGAGCAAATCGTACAGGCTATTCTGAAAAAGATTTAGAAAATATCTTCGATAGAAAACCGAGAGAAGAACAAAAGTTTGAGATGCCTACATCATTTGTATCTATCTATCCTAATCCAAGAGCTATGCAGTATTTAAATGATTATGGAATCAGTCCTTATGACTGTAATGCCAGGATTATGTATGACGTAAAACAAGATAGAGTAGTTTTCTTAATAGACATTGACGGGGTTGTTAGAGGTGCGGTAGGCAGGTCACTGACCAATAAACTTCCTAAGTGGTATAAATATAATTCAAGCGAATATCCTTTTGTAGTAGGTAGTGATGTATTCAATGCAGTTATTGTAGAAGACTGTGTATCAGCTTGTGCGGTATCTCCTATCCATACAGGCATAGCGATTATGGGAACATCTTTATCTGATAAACACGCTGAATATATCCGCAGTAAATTTAGAAAAGTTTATATCTGCCTAGACCCTGATGCAAACTCCAAGACTTTTGACATCCAAAAGAAGCTCGGATATAATGTAGATAGTAAGATAGTTTTAATACCTAAGGATTTAAAATATTTAAAACAAGAAGAGATTATGAGGTTATTACATGGCGACAGTTAAAGAATTAGAAGAGCAATTAAAAAAAGCTAAAGAGCAAGAGGTAGAACTAAAAGAACTGCGATTGCAGAATAAGTTTTTAGTCGATAGACTAGAAGTGTGGGCGGAAAGAAATTTTCAAACACGACAAGAAAAAATCAACATGACTGTTGATGACGTTTTAGAACAATCAAAAACAAAAACAGATTATCGACAACAGCAGAAGGCACAAGAATTAGCAGAAGTCGTAGATAAAGCTAGAGAAGGTGCATCAAAGTTGGATACATCTGGTATAGGAAAGGAAAAGGAATAATGTTTTTTGATAGAATACATTTTGACGGAATGATTAAAATATCGGGGGTAGATATTGAAGCTACTCTTAAATCTCAGGTCTATAGGGACTGGGACTCTGAAGAGTCTCGACCTTGGGAGACTTGGCACTACCATTTAACAATTGATAATCATGAAAAAAATATAGCGGAAGAAAAGGGTATCAAGACTTCAGAGGAAAATTCACTAGATAGAAAACCAGAGTATCGAATACCTTATATATCTGAAACAGGATTTAGGTCTGACTTTTTTTCATTTGAAAAGAAACCTAGTGATTTAAAAGTAGATGATGTCAAACACATACTTGAAGAGAGAGTGAAAGTTTTACTTGGTAAAAACTTATCTTTTATACCTAAGGATATAAAACCTGTAGAAGTAGTTAGTAATATACCTGAGGAATCATGGGAGGATAAAGATGAGTAATCCATTTCCTAAGTACCAGATTATGGCAACAGTCGAAACAGTATTTACTTTTGAAGTTCCGGGGAATGTAAAAGATTTACATGACTACTCTGACAAGAAAGCAAGAGAGTTAATGGAAAAGAAATTAGTAGATATGCAAGAATTTAATCTTGATGTTAAAGATTTTGTAAGTACCTGTAATATTAGAATAGAGGATGATTACACCCATGAATAATGATGTTAAAGAATTGAGGGAGGCTTTAGACATTATAAAACTAGCACCAAGGCTAGGGAAAGTAGTAAAGAAGTTAGAGAGGATTGCGGATGAAAGATTTAATGGCACTAAAGATAATAAAGCTTTGTCTAAAAAGGGAATTTTATCAGAAGTACAAAAACAAAATACAAAAGAGTAGCTTGTCTAATTTATTAGATGTCTATGGGGTTATTGAAAAAACATTTAAAGAATTGCCAGAGTGTAATGAAATTTTACCCGATGATTTATATTTAAATTATCTAACCTATAACCCCACTAATACACAGTCTAACAAAGATAAAGCTATGCAAGTTGTAACCGACTTGGATAGGGTAGAAATTAATGAAGACAATGTAGTCATGACTATTCAAGAGATGCATAAATCTCAATTAGTTCATGAAGCTGCACAAAAATGTTTAGATATTTACAAAGGGGGCAATGGTGAAGTTCAATCTATCATTAAACTATTACAGCAAGAAGATAATATCGGCGATAGTATTTCAGAAGTAACAAAAGATTTAGATGAGTTATTAAAAGAAATGGACTACAGTAATCTATTTACTTTCAATGCTCCTTCTCAATTAAATGATTGTGTTAAAGGTGTAGGCAAGGGCCACTTCACTATCATCTTTGCTAGACCCGAATCAGGCAAAACTGCTTTCTGGATTAATATGGTTTCAGGACCCAATGGTTTTGCATACCAAGAAAAAGTCAATAATATCGCCGTTTTTTGTAATGAAGAAAAGCCCACCCGAAATGTTTTTAGATTAATACAGTCATGTTCTGACATGACAAAAAGCCATATAGATGAAGAACCTGCTTTGGCTAATGAGGAATGGAAAAAAATAAGAGATAAAATTCATGTCTACGATTGTAAAGATTTTACCGTAGAGTCAATCGACAGTTATTGTGAAGAGTATAAACCCGACATTGTTGTTATCGACCAGTTGGATAAAGTAGAATTATCTGGTAGCTTTAATAGTGGGCATGAAAAACTAAGAGAAATTTATAAATTAACTAGAGATATTTCTAGTAGAAGGGATGTATGTATGTTTGGTATTTGTCAAGCGAGTAGTGATGCTCACGATAAAAACCATATCAGTTTTGATACCATGGAAGGTAGCAAGACAGGTAAGGCAGCTGAAGCTGATTTAATTATTGGTATCGGAAAGAAAGATGATTGGGAAGGAGAAGAAGACTTTACTAGAACTTTATGTATTAGTAAAAATAAATTAACAGGTTGGCACGGTATTATTGTTTGTAAAATTGTGCCAAGTAAATCGAGGTATATAGACTAATGATAAGTGTATTAGATATAGAAACAACCTTTACGGAAGACGGAGATAACACTCCGTATAATTTAAGAAACAAACTTGTAAGTGTAGGAGTAAATAATGAATACTTATTTTTTAATCACAATGATTTCACTGGTGATATTCGTACTAGCCATAACGCCGTACAGTCAATTTTAGATAAGACTACTTTATTAGTAGGCCATAATTTAAAGTTTGATTTGTCTTGGTTATTAGAATGTGGATTTAAATATGAAGGCAAAGTATGGGATACAATGATTGCAGAATCTGTTTTGTTCAGAGGACAGCGAAGACCCTTAAGTTTAAAAGAATGTTGTAGAAGAAGAAAGATAGGTATCAAATATGCCACATTAGAAAATGCTATCGACTCTGGTATTGGTATGGATAAGATACCTATAAAAGATTTAGAGATGTATGGTAGAAATGATGTGACGATAACAAAAGATTTATATCTCCAACAAAATTTAGATTATAAACGAGAAGAAAATAAAATACTAATACCGACACTCGAAATGATGTGTGAATTCTTATTAACACTAGTCGAAATAGAACGCAATGGTATCTATGTTAATCCTAGTACATTAGATGAATTAAAAACTAGATTGAATGAGGAGTATCATTCGGTCAAAAAAAAGATAGACATAACTGTTCAAGAAGTAATGGGTGACGCTAAGTTTAATATCACTAGCGGGGAGCAGTTATGTAAAATCATCTATTCAAGAGAGATAATTGATAAGAATGACTGGGCAAAAACATTTGGCCTAGGTACAGATGCACAGGGCAAGAAAAGAACACCTGAGAAATATCCCTCTAATACCTTTAGAAATATAGTAGAGAGCAAAACAAGACCTGTTAAATATTGTATTGGTACAAAGTGTAAAACCTGTGACGGCATAGGTCATTATAGAAAATATAAAAAAGACGGCACTGCTTATGTTAATCTAACTAAATGTAAAGATTGTAATGGTGAAGGTATTTTCTTAACGGAAACAGATAGGATAGCTGGATTTAAGATTACTCCAAGAGACCAAAGAGATGTCACATCACTAGGTTTTAAAGTAGGTATGGATAACTTAAAATATATCGGCGATAGAAATCCTGGAAGAGTAAGAGAGTTCTTAGATTATATCATACGATACAAACAAATAGAAAAATGGCTATCGACTTTTGTGGATAAGATGAAAGAAGAAGCTTATGAAAATAATATTTTACATCCTAAGTTTAGCCAAACAAATGTAGTGACAGGCAGACTATCTTGTTCTGACCCTAACTTTCAAAATATTCCAAGAGGTGATAAGCTACCTATCAAAAGAGTGATACAATCTCGATTTGATAATGGGGAGATAATTGAAATGGATTTTGCTCAATTAGAATTTAGAGTTGCGGCTTTTCTATCACAAGATTCTCAAGCCATGCAGGATATTTTAGAAGGTGTAGATGTTCACCAAAATACTGCTAATGTTATTGGTTGTAATAGACAAGATGCAAAGGCGCATACATTTAAACCTTTGTATGGTGGTATGTCAGGAACAGAGGAAGAGAAGAAATACTATTCTTATTTTAGGAAAAGATATAAAGGTATTACTTCGTGGCAAGAAACAACAGAGGATACTGCTATTGCTACATCCTTTGTTACCCTACCCAGTGGTAGGCAATACTATTTTGAAGGTATCAAGAGAGCTTCTTGGGGTGGTTCTAATTTTTATACGCAAGTTAGAAACTATCCTGTACAAGGGTTTGCAACAGGGGATATAGTTCCCGCCGCTTGTATAGATATCTACAAACAAATGAAAGGAATGAGAACAAGGTTAATTAATACAGTTCATGATTCCATTATTATAGACGCACATCCCGGGGAGGTAGATAGTGTTTTAAACAAACTAAAAAAAGCTTGTGACGGTATCACACAATCAATCAATAAAAGATACAATATTAATTTTAATGTGCCACTTGACTATGAAATAAAAAAAGGGCATAATTGGTTAGACTTAAAACGAATATAGGAGTTATATATATGACAGACAAAACAATCTTTGGAGACATGTCCGAAGAAGAAATCAGAGCAGAAGCAGGAATGGGCGCACCAAAAAGTGTTCCCTCCTATATCGTGCAACTGCGAAGCACAGGAAATCATAAAGACAAAAACAATGGTGATAAAGTCACACAATATTTAGGGTGTTGGAATGTTTGGGATAAAGATACTGAACAATTTATTTATGCACCAAGTGTTTCTTTAAGACCTTTTATAAAAAGAAATCAATACATGACATGGAGCAATAAGGACAGAAATTTTTCTGCTGAGTCCATATTAATTTCTTTTGGTGAAGAAGCTTTTGATACACTGGGCACCACTAAATGCGGTTATGTTATCAAAAAGAACAGAGCGGACTTAACACCTGACCAAAAAGAAAGAGCTGATAATACAAACTTTTTTAGAATTATTTATGGTCTTATTGACATGGATGGTGAAAACTCAAAAGGTGATAAGGTTTCTTTGAAACAGTATCCTGTTCAGTTAAAATTTGCAGGTGGAAATGCTGCAGTTCTCAGCAACTTAGATTCTTTATTATCAAATAAAGGAATTCTTTGGTCTAATAAAGTAAATCTTACTCTAGAGGACAAGATAACTGGCGGAAATACTTATTACAAAATAGTAATAGGTAAAATTACATCACTAGATATTTCTGCTAATTTACTAGAAGACAGTGATGACGGCAGAGCGTATCAGTTATTTAAAAATGAAATTGATGCTAAGAACAGTCAAGTTATGGAAAAGTATCACGCTCATTTAAAAAAGTATGCTGATGAGTCGGCTTCGGTATCTAAGGTTAATAATTCTTGAATATAGAAATATTAGATAAAATAAAACATTTTTTGGTACAGGCGGAAAAATCGCCTGTTCCTATTAGCGAAGAACTTATTGAACAGTTTGGAGAAGACTGTAAGAAAGCAATCAGAAAACAATTCAAAGAACAAAGGGATAAATCATTTAGAGTTAGAATGTCAGGGATTGGCAAACCCTTATGCCAATTACAAATGGAAAAATCTGGTGCTAAAAGAGAAGAGATGCCATATAATAGTAAGTTAAGATTTCTATTTGGCGATATGATAGAAGCGATTACAATGCTTTTATTAAAGGCATCTGGAACTACTGTTGATAGTGAGCAAAAGCAAGTATCTAGAGCAAGTAAATATTTTGAAACAGGATTGACAGGAACTTATGATGTAGAGATAGACGGAAAAATATATGATATTAAATCCGCTAGTGACTGGGCATTTAAAAATAAATTCTCTATGGGTTTTGACGCTGTTGTTGATAAAGATGTGTTTGGATATAAGTCTCAGGGATATTTATATGCGGATGCAGAGAATAAAAAGTTTGGGGGTTGGATTGTTATTAACAAATCAACTGGAGAAATGTGCATTGTATCTCCACCTAAAGACGATGCAAATCATAGAAAAGAAGCATTAAAAGTAGCAGAAGACAACATCAAAGCATTAATGGAAAACAAACCATTTGAAAGATGTTTTACTGATGTAGAAGAAAAGTATAGGAATAAACTAACAGGTAATAGAGTACTGGATAGTGTCTGCAGTTTTTGTTCTTTTAAACAAGAATGTTGGGGTGATAAAATAGAATACTTACCTCAGCAAGTTTTCGATAGTGAAGGAAAACCTCGTTCAAAAAGTCCTAGATATTATTGGTATACTCATTTAGCAGATAGAGGAAACAATAATGACCAAGAAGAAAAGTAGTATAGATGACGGCATTGTCATACTAATCAAACCCCATACAAAGGGTAAATTTGCAGTAGGTTTAACTACTGATTATATCGCCGATACTCCCGAAAAAGAAATGTGTAAGCTAGTTGCTTTAGGTGTAGCACAGTGTGTACTGGAAGACCCTGACCCTTTTTATGAAAGAGGTATTGAACTTTCTGCAGAAATGGATAACATTGATATTACTGATACTCAAGAGTTTGTAAAAGAATCAGACGAAAGTAATATTATAGACCTAACAAAATATTTAGATACAAAAAATCTAAACTAGGAGTAGCTATGAAACACAATTCTAACTTTAAACATGATTTAGAGTGGGGCAAACAGGGAGAGATAGTTGTTGGGGAAATACAAGAAGGCCAAAAGACTGAAGTAAAATCTGAAAGAGATAAGTGGATTACTACAGGCAACCACTACTGTGAGTATCAAAGCAGAGGTAAAGATAGCGGGATTAGAAAAACAGAAGCTGAATGGTGGACTATAAACTTTTATAGCGGCGATAGATTTTGTTTTAATTTAACATTGAAAACAAATGATTTAAGAAATATAATAGAATCAAATAAATTTAAATCAGTTCCGGGAGGAGATAACAACACCTCATGGGGTTATTTAATACCTATTGCAAAACTAATTAACTTTGATAATTACAAGGAGAATATAAATGAAAACTGAAAGCATACTAAAGAACGCTGCAAAACTAGTTTCTGGTGACAGAGCAAAAGCTTATGGAGATAAGAAAATACTCCATGATAAAATAGCTACTATGTGGTCTGCCTATACTGATTATGATATTAGCGCAGAACAAGTAGCTATGATGATGGCTATGTTAAAAATAGCTAGAACAACAACAGGTAGTAGTAGTCCTGATAGTTATACAGACGGTGCTGCCTACATTGCAATCGCAGGAGAAATGCATGACAAAAGATGAAAATAAAAAACCCCAACAAAAGAACTATGTACTAAGTGAATCACAGAGAAACTCTCTGTTACAATACTTAGCCAATAGACCTTTTATTGAGGTTCAAAAACTTATTAACTTATTAATGGAGCTTACGGAAATCAATGGAAACATCTCCCCAGACTTTATCAAAAAGTAAAGAGACGTTTATTTTATATAGTTGTAAGGTGTCTTACTCTCGATTGGATGGTAATCTTATTTGGGATGAAGAAACTATTAATACTAAAGCATTGATAGAAGATTTTAAAAAGAAGTATGGGACTAACGAGCCATATTCACAAGATAAGAAACTTCTAATACCCTTACCTCACATATTAAAATCAGTGATAGTGCATTTAAAGAATGAGTACAATCACTCTTACAATACTACCCAACAACTATTAAATAAATTAACTAGCTAGTTCTTCCATTCGGGAAGATAAATCCTTTGCCCTGTTCGGGGTCTGCCTTGCCCACTTCGAATCGAGCATCTCGGATGCCGCATCCATATACGAATGACTTTGTAATGCAAGAATCATATTTTTAAACTTAGAAACACCTGTAGCTCCCATTTGAAAAATCATTTCACATAATATTCCCTGAGCTTTTAAAGGTATATCTAATTCATTTTCTTCACATAGTCTTTCCATACTTGACCATGCTTTATTAAAGTCTTGTTCAAATACTTTATCCCAACCTTCTTTGGTTGTAGGTACATCCTCACCATCCATGATGCGGTGGCCATATCCCCCTGTTAAGAATCCTTCTGTGCAGTAGTAAGGGTCTAGTCGATAACCTTCATGCTCTTTAATTCTTTCCATTAATTCGTCTTTAATTATATCAGTCATTTTTTTCTCCTACTTCTTTTTAATTAAACCCATAGCACCTTTTGCACCTTTGATACCAAAACTGGCAGAGCAAGCTATGTATAAAAGATGTTTATAATAATCTGGCAATGATTGTAGTGCAATAAATCCTGCATGAATATTGTCTGTCATTCCGGGAAAAAATACTGCCACTGCAGGTGCTAAAAGACATATTAAAATTAATTCATCTTTCCACGACCCTTTCATTTGGTCTACGGCTGATGCCTCCCACGCAACTTTACCTGCTATCTGCTGTTCTTTTAAAGTTTTCTGTGCCTTTATCTCCGTCAGTTTTAAATCTGCCTTTGCCTTCTTCGTCTCAATGAAACCTTTTATCGTATCTCCCACTATATTCGCAAGTGGTCCTATTAACATATTGAACATATTTCCTCCTATAAATCTTTTAATATGTTTAAATTATATTTTTTATCAGCATATTTTTTATCTATAATTCCATACTGTCCTAATAAATCTAATATAAACTGTGGTTCTCTTATTAATGATGGGTCAAAACCGTCTATTCTCAAATTTTTATTTAATACATAGTTTTCTATTTCTTGTATTATATCCTGTCTTTCACCATCGTATTCTGTTTTTGTTATTAATCCGTCTTTTACTTTTTTTCTTAAAGTTCTTAATTCTTTTTTTAATCCTTTTATTTTCTTTTCCATTTTTAAAACTTCAGACCTTGTTAAATTTTCAACACTAACATTATTTACTTTTATTCCTACTGTTTGAAGTATCGCCGATAGTTCACTTTCTTCCTCTCTATATTTAGACCTACTACCCACTGTAGCTCTATTTATTCTTTGTGTCGAATAAGAACCAGGAACAAAAGGAAAGTTAGGCACTAATGATTTTCCTAAATATTTTAAAGATGCTATTGTATCCCTAGCCCTACTAATACCTCTTCCTTCTATAGGTTGTTTTGTAAACATATCATAGCCTATTAAAGCTTGAAGAACAGCGCCTCCAAATCCACCACTTGGTTGTAATGGTGCGGGTAGAACTGGAACAGCACCCGTACCTAATTCTAAGACATCTCCCCCCGGAAAATATCTTTCAATAAACAAATATTTAGATTGTCCTTCTTTAGTTTGAAAGGGTAGTTTTATATTTTTGTATGGCATAAAAGGCATACCCATTAACTTACCACCTCTAAAAGAGTCTCCTTCAAGTAAGGCTCTTTCTACTTTTGGGTCTCCCCCACCAAATTCTTCACCTGCTCTATTTAATAAGTATGCCATAGTTCCATACTTTAAATATTTCCAAGGTCTTACTATTGCTGTTTCTGCGAGTAAAGGAACAGCCCTATAGGAAAAGGCTAGAAAGGGTGTTAGTGTGTTTCTTAAACCGTTTATGACAGGTGCATCTATATCATAATCAATAAAATATTTTCTAGCAAACATTGCGGCTTCATCTGCACTATATCCTTTTTGTAACCTATCTATAAAAGCATTTAATCTGAATACATGGTCTTCTATTCTATAGAAATCATTTAGTGTGCCTGTAAATTTATTATTTCTAACAAATCCAAATGTTTTTTCAACCATTCCTACACTGTTAGTCCATGCATCTTTTTTAAAATCATATTTATATATCTGTGTTAGTCCTGATTTATCTATATTTCTAAGTTCTTTGTCTACAAAACCCGCATCAAAAACACCATGCTCCTTTGCCATTCTTATTATTTTAGATTGATATTCTTTATTTAAATTATTATGATTTGCTAACATCTTTGCAGCTAGGGGCAGATTTCTAAAATCTACATCTGCCATATCTGTAAAGAATACATTACCAAAAACATTATTAACATGAACAGTTGGATTCCAAGCAGTTTTACTTGCTTTCCACATTTGATTTAAAGTTTTATACCCTCTATAAAATGTTTTATTTTTCTTTTCTATTATTCTTTGTCTTTCAACTATGTTTACAAATATTTCTCTTGGCACATACCTGCCCGCTAATTTACCATATCTAAAAGGAGAATTAGGATTTCTTGGGTCTATCTTAGATGTTGGTAATTTAAATAGCCCATGCTTTTTATTCATCTGACTTTCAGTCAAACCTCTATATAATTTTTGACTCTTTTTTACTGCATAGTTTACAGCCATATCATTATAA